TCCGGCGCCGGCCCCTGCTGGGTACGCCCAGCCTCCGGCGCCGGCCCCTGCTGGGTACGCCCAGCCTCCGGCGCCGGCCCCTGCTGGGTACGCCCAGCCTCCGGCGCCGGCCCCTGCTGTGGCGTGGCAGTTTGCTCGGCCAGGGCCGCAAAACGCTTCCAATTCGGAAGACCTTATTCCGTTTTAGTTTAATTTAATGCGTGTTTTGGCGGCTCGCAACCGCCACCCTTGTTATGGAAATTTACTTCAATTCAATTTCGCTTGGAAAAAAAATTCAGATTTCCGAGGTCAAATTACTTTCACAGGACAAAGTAGATACACTGCATACTGAATTACTTGCTGTAATTTGCGGGTTGCAAGAATTTCTTACAAGTGAAACGCCAGATGTTATTGGCGATGTAATGCGTGATCATATCATAAATAAGCAACGTGCAAAAACAAAACTTCGCACTGCAATTGTTTTTAGGGAAAAACTTGCCCTGCTTTTAAGCCCAACAAAAGTTGAGCGCAGTAATGCAAAGCAGCAGAATTATTTTAATTCGTTGTTGCAAGGGCAATTCCTAAAAGCACTTGAATCGGAAGGTTTTGACGAGTCAGACCGAAATAGTATTTTGGCGGAATGCTTTAAAAATGCCTCCGACAAATACAACCTGTGGATTACCGAATCCGGCCATGAACGTTTTTTTGATCCCTTGAAAAATGCTTGAACCAACTGCAAAATGAACATGCCCACAAGAAAGGAGATTGACGACTGGCACGAGGAATGCGCAGTCGATGCCTGCAGACCGGAGAGCAGCATTGGCTTCTGGCCGTTTGAAGTAAGTTGCGACAATTTGGCTGAAATTGTTGTAGCTGCCTTGTCCCGCTGGGGCGGCCTTGCCACCTCACTAACGCCGGAGCCCGCCACAGCGGGCCAGGATGCCGCCGAAGAGGCCCCAACCGGCCAGGAGCCATTACCGCAACGGCTGGCTTCACCCGTGTGCAGTGGGGTGGTCGTGGTTGAATCCCGTCGCCGCCGTTTTGTTAGTGTTAGTCGTACAATGACTTCAGCTAGCACTATTCAATCAATCGACGCAATTTGCGAAGAGGGTCGTGCGTGGTGGCTTACTATTGGGTCGTACAATGACCATGAAGACTGGAGCGAACTGCGGCCATTGCCGAGTATAGAGGTAGCTGAGCGGCCCACCGCCGAGCTATCACCAGCGGCGGAGGTGATCAACAACCTAGTTCAGCGGATGGGGGATGGCTCGCTGACGGCAAAGGAAGCGCCTGAGGAGTTCCTGAACCGCTACTATTCGAGCCCACCCCCCGCCGACCGCCTGGCCTTGGCGGTGTGCCGTGCCAGGCAACCCCTTGGCGGCATGGAATGCCGCGTGATCTGCCAGCCGTGCCGCCGCGATTCCGCCGCCGTCACCCACGAGCTGGCCACCATCTTGCGGGAGCGCTACGGCTTCAGCACCACGGCTGATTGGCTGGATGGCGTAACCCACCCCAGCAGCAAAACCAATGGTTGACTTTTATTTCAATTCCGGAGCCGGAAGAATTGGTCCCTTTTGGTGGGTTAATGCAAACACACAAAAAGTAAAAGTAACTAACTGGCTCTGGACTGGCTCCGTTCATTATGTATGGCGCCCCGGTTGTTCCGGCTGGGGTTTTTCAGGTAATTTCTATTGGAGGATTATCTCTTAACAGTCAGTTTTAAAATGTGCCATTACACGCATTTATCATTCCGTGTCTTGAAACTTAACAAAAATTACTTTTAAACCTGCTACAGTAAAACCGTCGTCACCCCAAACAATGAAACTTTCAGATCAAATTTCAGAATACATTAATGAAGGTGAAGAAATTGGCGAACTGCTTTTCCAAAGAGTCTTTCTTGCTGGTGTTCGATACGGATGCACCAATCCTGAAACCATGGATGAACCGGACAGCCTAAATTCCGATATTGAAAAATCCATTGACTTGATCAAATTGATTCAGGGTAATTCACGACTTTGGAATCTTTCCGACCTTGATATTATCACGGAAACACTTGAATCCCTTCGGCCCCCAATCCTAAATGACGAATTGGAAGCCGCGTATCGCAGCATTTAATTTTTGCAAATCCATAAACTCTGGAGGCTAAATCTTCAAAGTTTTTTGTATTTTTGTTGAATCCCTTGACTGCAGATGATTAGAATTGACAACCTGTCCAGCGTCCGCCCTGTAATGAACAAAAAAGAAAAATATGTATTTGATGTTTTAACTTCTGGACTGTCAGGGGCTGAGCTGGCCAGGAAATATGGCAAAACAAGAGCAGCAATTAGTCTGGTTAAACTAGGAAAAAGTCACGTCAATACACTACCGGAATTGCCTAGGCCGCGTTCATGTAAAAAATGTATTCATTGGCTGCGGGAATCGTGTGGATATGGATTTCCCGAAGCAATTGACGAAAATTTTGCCACATACTGCAATGTATATCAATAGTGCTGCAAAATGGTCATTTGGTGTTCATCCGTCAGTCTATGGTATTGATACTTTTTTTCTTCCATGGTTTTTTACTGGTTTTGTGGTTTACTGGGGGAATCCGTGCTCTAATTCCGAGTCGGCCCTTAAACTGGCGGAACAGATGATGACAATTTTTCGCAATGGCAACACTTAGATTTCACTCCGGCAGGATGATGCTTTTGGAGCGCTTTGACGGATGGGCTGTAAGAATAAAATGCAATGATGAAATAACTATTGTCGAACTTGATTCAAAATCACTAAATGATGCAATACTTGAAGCGGAGCAAATTTATAGTGATGCAAGAACAATTTTAAGCGGAACGGCAAATTGTTTTCAGTGTGTTTTTTGGTTGCCCGAATCTGGCGAATGTTTTATGGAGTTTCCCGAGGGCAGGAAGACTGGAGGGCGCTATGCTAGTAAATGCCCAGTTTTCAAGCATGACAAAAATAACAAAAAATGCTGATGGCACAGCCATTGAGCATGTTCAAAGTCAAAACAGAGAAATTGAATACCTAAGCTATTCCGCAGATAAAACACGCAGCAGGTATAGTTCTGACCTATGGCAGGCTGAAATGTATTGCAAGCAATTTATGGCGCCAGTCGTGCGCGATGTAGCCTAGTTTTTTCATACCAATCGGCAATTTCTGGTGCCCAATTCTGGAGGTGAGGCCACATCAATTCACAAAGCTGCCTGATCTCCAGCTGGGCATCTAATTTTGCTCGTAAATCCAGGAAATGTAAAAACGCCCGCAAGTTGAAACTCACTACAAAGTGCTGGCGATAATCAAAGGGAAGCATTCCTCTAGCGTGTTCCTCCGCAGCGCCATCACGAATCATCACTTCATACCTTTTGGCCGACTCCAAGCAATACAGCAAATCGTCTGACCTTTTCTGTTCAGTATATGTATATTTTCCACCCTTCCTGTCAAGATACTCACCAACCGGCCTAAGGTAAAACACCGTTTCAATGTCAATTTCCTTTTTCGCTGCTTTTAGGATTCGTTCTCCCGTGTAGCGCATCGACTGCACATCAAAGCTCACGCCCACCCGGTGGGTGCGGGCCTGTTGCATCACCGAATGGGGGAACCAGCCGACGTTTAGCGTGATCTGGGGGTGCTCCAAGGGTCCGTAGTGGCCCCGTTCGCCAGACAGCAGTCGTTTAACACAAACCGCGCCGGCCCGGTTTTCATCCGGCCAGTTGGCCCGATCGTCCACCACAAAATCTTCGCTGTAATCCTGGTGCATTGCAGCATAAATACAGCGCTGTGGATTTGGCGTCGCCGCAATACGTTCAACACGAAACAGTTGATCCATGATCAAGCGACCTCCCAGGACTGATTAACGGTTCGATGGTTGTTGTAGTGACCAATTTCACTGTATTTTAGTACAGGTGTTCCGCAAAGCATGTGAAAAACCATCTGACCGATTTTTAGGCCAGGGTAGATCGCAACTGCGTGATGTTGGCGGATATTTTTCAGCTCAAGGGTGAGCTTACTACCGCTCCACAGTGGATCGCAAAATCCGGCTAGAAGGTGTTGAAGCCCTTCTCTTGCCCTGGAGGATTTCAAAACAAATTGACCGGCAATGTCTGCAGGCATGTTAAAAATTGGCTCAGCGTCGGCTAACACAAATTGACCAGGCTTAAGCATGTATGGTGACTCTTTTGAATACATGACAAATGGTTCAATTTGCATGTGTGGATGCTCTTTTGATTCAGTCATTAGCCCCGTGCCAAGCCTGAGATCATAAGAAGCTGGGTTAAGCAATTCTTTGTCAAATGGATCAATCATTTTGTACTGTTCGCACAAATGCTGAATCTCAAAATCTGGAAGAATCATTCACGATTGCTCAACCAGTAAATTTTAAGACTGCTTGGGATTTTTTGGCGTAACAAATTGTGACAGCCATTCTTTTGCGTGATCCTCTGAATATGTCATTATCGATTCACCGCACCAGGATGCCATATAAACAAAACTGCCACCTGAAGTTGTAAATCTCCACAATCCAGGTTGAATTTTTTTTGATTCAATCACTAGCTAAATGTCCAACCCCACGCCGATGCGGGACCATCGCTTTTTGGTGTAATTCTTGGGTTAAAATTTCTAAACGAATAGATCATATTTTTTCCAGAATCGCCACCCGTTTTAATCCATTCTCCGGCAATAAGGTCGATTTCACCATAGGGGTCCATCACTTTCCAGGCGTCTTGTGTTACACCGTAAATTGCAACATAATGCCCGCCACCGCTGGGGGAGTTTACATGGCCCTTGTGTAACGCACCAACAGCAACAGGACGCCCGCCCTTAATTTCAGCGAGAATTTCACCTGTTGTCATATTTTTTCTAAATGTTGCAGTTACACTAAGCTCTGCCAATGCTTTTTTATGTGATTCTTGGTCTGTCGTATCACCATATTTATCAACAATTTTTTGGTAATCGAGATCATCATTGATTCCCTTAATTTTTAGAAATTTTAAGCACATTGCAATTGACGAAGTTTGGCACCTTCGCCAGCCATCCGGGCCGTTATCTAGCTGAGAGAAATAAGGAAAATTTGGCAGTTCAACCGAGCCAGCCTCTCCAACTTTTACGCCTGGGGATTTCTGGCCACGCAATGGAACTGCTTTTTGTGCCCGAACAAAATGCGCCTCACGATCAGCAAGTCCATTTGCAGGGTCACGACCATTAACGCGTCTTGATATTTCACGGCATGATGCACCAGAATCGCACACTGCATTCATTCCGTTGCGCCACCACCAGAAACCAGCCGAGGTAAGGGGGTAAACTTGTGATACATATTTGCAGCCACCCATAATTTTGGGATCTTTTTTATACGCGGCAAACGCCGCATAATTTGCCCTGCCAGTAAGCTGAATTGCCCCAGCACCTTTAAAGTGTGGCCCATCGCCTGGCTGGGTATTTCCAAGATCCTTGCGACCTTCGTAGGCCGAACCATCTGCAAGTTCTTCAACCCATTTTAGTCCGGCGGATTCGTGGCCAACTTGGGCCAGAAAATGCTGAATGCGAATTGCCGAAATAATCGAAAATTCAACTAGACAGCTGTTTAGGTCGTCGAGTTGCTGTTTTGTAATCTGCCTCAAAAAGACCGCTTCAACCTGGGCCATCGTGATCAATGGCTCAAGTGCTGGCGGGGCAGCGGTTGCCGAGCCAGCTTTCCACAAATCGCGCAGATCCCCGCCATCCCGGAGGGCGGGGGGGTCTAATTCGGCAACACGATCGAGCACCGCTTGCAGGAATGCCCGGTGGTGGGGATTTCCTTTGTCAAAAAATGTGACGTAATCCCCAGTGGTAGGCATCAGCGGCGATTGAAATTTTTAAGAATAATCTGAATGCCGTGAAGCATTCCATTGGCCTTGGATGGGGAAAGACGAATAAATTCGTCAAGTCCAGCGGTAAGCATGGCAGCGATTACCGCATAAATCAAATCGTAGTTCGGTTCCATGAAGAAAGCAAGATTTGCCTCAGTTTATCACGGCTGACGTCGCAGTGCCTCAAGGGCACTAACGCGTTGTTCAACAGATGAAAATTTATCGAAAAACTTGTCACGATACTTTTTGCTTTCTTCCCGATCTTCTTTCATTTCTTCCCTGATTTTTGTAAGTTCAGCACCTATATTACTTATTCCAGAGCTTAGAACGGCAATGACTTCACGGGTCTCACTGTCCTCTCGCCGCCTTAATTCTCGCTGATCCGCCTTGCGGTTTGACGACGACGACCAGGCTCCGATCACGCCGCCAAGCGCCGCAGAGACTAGATTTGCAGCCCAGTCGCCCACGATTGCCGCGCAATCGCCTCACTCTAGTTCAATGGCGCCGCAGGGTGGAGGCAATGGCAGCGGATCAGGAAAACCGCTAAGAATTGCAGTTGCTCTTTTAAAATACCAGTTGTCTGTTTTGCCAGATTTTGCCATTGCAGTCTGAATCTTGCGCCAATTTTCAAGTTCGTTTCTGTTCACTGGTAACATTTTCATTGCAGTCTAATTTTAGCAAAAAAAATTCCGGCTGACACAGCAGCCGGAACCCAATCCCACGATTTGAGCTTGGTAAAACAATTGAAGGCAGGGCGGGACTTGAACCACGCTGCGCCATGGCGCAGGCCCTACCTGCCAAAATAATACCACAAAACCAAACCGCTAATCGGGTATAAAGGCAAGCGTTGTAACGCCCGAAGTTGCGTCTACTGCCCCAGGACTACTAACAATAACTTTTGCAACAATATAATCGCCATAACCGTTGTTGCCCAAAAGATATTGCGCAAACGGGTAAACGCCTGTAAGTGTCATTGTTGCTGTTTGTGTACCGGAAATAACCGTATTCAGTGTTCCAGTAACATTATTAGTCGTGTATGTCCAGTATGTATCGTACTTGCTGTTAGTAACTTTTGACGTGGCTGCCAGGGTTGAGGCTGAGGTTTTTCCGGTTATCGCAACTGTTGACAAAGTACCATTTACTGCGTTGAGCCATGTTTCACCATTGTCAAGGCTTAATTGCCATTGGTATGACAGCGCTGACCCGGTGGAGCTATGTGCAATTACCTCAAATACTATTTTATCTCCAATTTCAGTTGCTGGAACTGGATTGTATGGAGGTTCGTACCCAGTCCATGTTCCAATGTTTGCGCCTTCGGTATATGCCCATGAAAGTTCCCCAGGAAAGAATGAATCTTGTATCCATAACGGGGCCTGTTCATCGAACCAAGTCACCCAATCGGTCCATGCGGCATCCTCCGCCGCCTCCCATGCCGCATAAATACCGGGATCGCCACTCGGATCGGCTGGATTGCTGTAAAGGTCATACCATGTATCGTAAGTTGAATCTATTCCATAAATATCTAGGTTAAACGCAGTGATATTACTATAAAACAAAAATGGATTAGACAGTGGAATATATCCGTTCATGTAAGTGGATTGATAATACCCTGGATACGAAGATCCAAGACTGCCATCAGTTGTTCTAATCCTTTCAACCGGCTGCCTTGTAAATGTGATAACATTTGGATCAAGACCTGGACAGTTTTTAGGCTCCCAGAGTTCGGCAATTAAATCAACTTTTACGCTGTGATAATCACCGGATCTTGAGTTTATGGACGGTTCCTGCTTGAATTTCCATTCGAGTGACCCGGCATATCTAATTCTATTTAAGAGCGAAGTATTGTCAATGCCACCAATTATATTTACTGGTAGATCAATAGGAAAAAACCCAGATAAACTATCGTAATAACATTGAAGTATTTGAGATGTTTGTGCGCTACTTAGGTATTCAAAATTTAATGATAATTGAGCATCGGTTCCAACAGTGCTCCACGATTTAAGAAAATACGCCGATTCGTCAACTGACGATTCGGTATATGGATACACCGAAGCGGTATAATCACGAACTTTTTCTGGGCAAATTTGTGGAAAAGCGACACCCATGTCACACCTGAACAAAACGTTTGGGATTAAATGGTTTTAGCTCGACCCTTACGGTGCTCCTGCCATTCCGTATGGAAGTTGTTACTTTTGGCGGAGTCAAAAATTTCCATTGACAATTGTAGCCATTCAGTTGCATTATCGCGGTCAAATTCCCAGTTGTGCCGCTGAGGACCTGGCTAGGCAGCCTGATGGAGCCCTTTCGCCCCTTGCATAAATCATAGGCCGCAATAATTGATTCCGTTTCGGTATCGGTCAGCTCACGAAATTCAAGGCTCATTTTTCCTCCACCAGGTGCTGAAGAAAGCAACCTTCTAACCGTCCTGCCGGATTGAGTTTTGGATACTTTTTGTGCGTACGATAGTGGAACAAATTCCCTTCCGTTATTGCTTGGGATTAGCGCTGGAAAATCAATAATAAAATCAGTCTGTAATCTTGTTACTGGAAGTTGTGCTGAAAACAGCAATGGCGAAACGACGGCTCTGCCGCTTTTGATGCCAAGATCGGCGGACGAAAGAAAACTTAAAACCGTTAATGCTGTTACAATAAATGTACTGTTTCTGTAACACGCTATTGTTGAATATGTTACTGAAACTGTAATCGAATTAACTACAGCGGTAAATACTGTCATGGCTCATAAATTACGCCATTGGTTCCGTTAAAGTCAAATACAAATGTATCACCAGTTGTCATTGAAATTGCCGATCCGTAATCAAAGTAAAACATTAGTGCGTCTGTGGTTGACGTAAAATTATAGAATGCAGCATATCGCCATGTTGCAATTGCAGCACTTGCAGTTAGCGTGTAATCAGTAACAAGCCATTTGTAGACACCGGCCGTCTGGGTTGAAGATATGGTTGTTACCGCAAAACCTCCAGTCGCGTAGCCACCGCCAGCGGTAATTTGTGTAATGTTTCCCGCAACTGTATTTGAAAGCGATGGCGCTGTATTTGTCAGTAAAACCTTTATACTGTCGGTTGCTAAATTATGAATACCATTCCACCTGTCAGCCTTGAAGCAGTAAAAAGCAACTGGTGTTACGTTTGCCACTGATCAGTCCACCGATTTTACTATTCTACCTCAACAGTTGTCCCCAGTGCCTTGAATAATCCAGTTTGGATCCGTGATATATGTTGTCCAGTTTTTTCCAATCATTGAAATTCCAGATTCATCGACCGGATGGTTTATTGCGCTAATTTCAATTTCACCATCCTCGTTAATATCAATCTTTTCAATTCTGTAAACCCTTACTTGGCTTCCGGCTGTTTTTTTAACAAATGTAATTCCAGTTGGTGAGGCGGTTCCGCTCCCTGAAACTGTCAGGGTCGTATCGTAAACATCTGCCTCTGACCCATCCCAGGCGGTTACATCATGGGTTCCGGCTGTCAGTAAATCAGTTCTTGTCGCAACCAATGTTCCATCCGCCAGGACGACACCTGTTGCAAATTCGTCAAAATAAGTAAAGTCCATTGCGACTTTTATGTATTTTCCCGCTGCCAATTCAGCATCTATGCCTTCCGCTGTCGTTGTAAATTTAATACTATGAGTAATTAGTTTTCTCATGCGAATCATAAAACATGCAATATCTACAGCATGTTCAAAGTTTGTACAATACTCGGAAACGTCAACGTTTTCCGTTTTCAGCGATTTACCTAAATTAGACGCCTCCCTGACAGTAACTGTTTGATTTTCAGGAAAAAACCCAGAACTGTAATAATCCGATGTTGGCCTTTCCCGCCTCCACATCACGGAAACTTCAATCTCCTCCCTTCCTTCCTGCTCTATAAACGAAAGACTAAAAGTGTTTTCAACAATGTTTCCGCCATTGAATAATCCAGAAATTGGTAGCGCACCGCTTTCGGGGAAAACAATTGCTGGCTCTAGTGCCCATTTGCCGCCGCGCCTAACAATATCAAGCAACATTGTTGCGGCAGTATCAACCGACCATTCATCAAGGTTCACTGCCTCTGGAGTGCCAGCATCGTAAAAATAGCGGCGATCGTGACACCAGTTTGCCGCTGTAATATAAGATTCAATATCAATATAGGCGTCTGTAATTATATCGCCCAGTCCAAATTGCTCGGAAGTTTGGCAGGCTCTGAATATGTCCGGCCAAACATCACTAGGCCCCATGGTGTCACCATTTCGCAATCTTCGCACCTCAGTACCACCATCAACAGAAGCGCTAAGCTGGGAAATTTGAGATAAATCGCGGGAGCCCATTATGTTCAACCCGACCGTTGCAAGATTTGAGTAATTGGCCGTAGTTGGATTACATGAAATTATGTTGATATAGGCAATTTCAGCCTCAGGCCCAGCCGATGCTGTTGATTGAATCTCCGAGTAGGCAAACGCTTCCGCCACCCTGCCCCAGTCATCTGTCATCGATTGATCATCCGTAAACCCCAGTCCAACATCTTGCGCGGGGTCAAGTGTTGGCAGGGAAAACACGGAGCGATCCCGCGAAACTATTTCACCCTGCCAGTAGACGTAAAATGTCGCGCCTCCGGCAGTAAAACCCCAATTGTTGACTGTTGAAATTTTTGAATCAATAACAATAAATGGTGCATTTATTCCATCGTAATCATTTCTGATTTCCCATGACGAAACCGGCTCAAATTTTAATTCCCATCGCTTTGAGAGCGATGCTTCAAAGCGCAAATAGCTGTAAGTCGGCTCACCGGAAGACCCCCTAAAGGCAAACGTCATCGGCATCGCCGCATAACTTCCGCTTCCGTGCCTGTAGTAAATTTTGTAAAAAAAGTATCGCGTTTCCGATAGTCCGCTAATTGTGCCAGAGTTAAACTGTTGAACGCTTACTTTTTTGTCCGCATCGTAGATATTATTTTTATGCTTGTAGCCGGCTTCTTTGTTGATTTTCAGCAATGTTGGGCAATCTCTGAAATTGCAAAATCCGTTAATTTTTAGGCCAACAGAATACTTAAATCCAATTTCAAAGATTTTAGCTGGACGCTGAAGCATTACATTTGCAATTGCAATTCTAAAAATTTGCGCAAAATTACTTGCCGTTTTGAACTTCGGTGCGCTGATCGTGGCAACATCTTCACTAGGGCTGAACTGTGTTGGCAATAATGTTTGCCCACTCCATGAAGGGTTAATGTCAAGCGCTGTTGAAGTAGTAAATTTTCCAGCTCTAACAGTTCTAAATGTATACGTCATTCCAGAACCAGTGCCGGACGGAAACGTATCGGCCTCACTTGAAAAAACTTGATTCGATGGAATGCGATTAACAAGTACAGCCAAGGCTGATCCAACTCGATAAATTTCGCCCACGACAAGGCTGTCGTCGATCGATCTTTGGATTGAGCTGACCGCAGAGGCAATATCGGAACAATCCGCGATACCATCAGCCTCGCTTTCTTTATTGTCGGTATTTGTAGAGTTCATTTTAAATTGCGTGTAAATATCACTGCTCGGACTTAACGTGTATTCAAATGTTTGCCCAACATAGGAATCAACAGTCCCAGCGGCGCTTGTAACAATTCCAGAGCGGCAACTAAAAGAGTATTTATATTTCCAAAATTCAGCCAATCGCTGGGCATCGTCATCAATTGCATACCTTACGGATTGACCGTTGCTAAGTGATACGGTGCGAATTGAAATCGTTGGATTCAGCCTAGGATTTACGCGATATGCAAAATTATTTGGAATATGAGAATAAAGGCCAAAACTTGTCGAAGTTGATGGCTTGTATGTGTAACAAAAATCTCGCGTCCACTGATAATTTTGGCCGCGAACGGCATAAACATCTGGCCCGCCAAATCCCTGCGAATTTACAGGATCATTGGAGCCGGATCGCCCGGCAATGCGATCACTGGTTTGTATTCTTCCCCCGTCCGGGGAGAAGTAAATTGTCATCCTTGAACTTGATTGAGTTACTGCATCAGTTGACGTTCCGTAGGAAGATAAACTGTTATCCCCAATTGCAAATCCATTTGGGTCCAGCGATGAAATTGTTCCCTCACCAACCATGAAAATTCCCCTGAAGACCTGCCCCCCATTCAATGACAGCATTTGGCTCCACAGCAGGGGCAGGTTCACTCTCAGCCCCCCATAGGATCCCGCTGGCCGAGGGGGAACCGACTGCGCTGGCAGATCGCGGCGATGGGCAAAAACAAGCGGCACGGTGGCGCCCAGCGTGGCCGGCTGTTGAACCGAATCGAACCCAAACTGGGGCGCAAATCGCTGGGCGCCACTGAAGCTGGCCCCGGTGACAGTTCTAGCCCTGAGGCCACCATTTCCGCTGCCTGGTGCCTGAGGTTTCCAGATCAGCGCAGACAGGGCCTGCAGGCCAACAGAAATAAGTGTACTAACAATTGTGAACGTAAGTGGATCAAGTCCTGCTTGTGGCATTGCAGGGTTTATTTTTACCTGCGATTTAACCTCTATCAGGAAACTTCTGTATTTATCGCAAGCAACATCGAGCGTATCTTCCGGCCAGAGCAAGCCCGCTTGATAGATTTGAGCTGGCAAAAGTCTTGGCTTTCTCATTACTGATTAATCAGGAAAAATGATGAACGGTTGAAACAGCGGATTGGAATTTCGCTAACGCCACGACCATGAACCGGAACAAGCACTTTTCCAGTTGGAAGGACTGTTCCAATTCCAATGCCATGCGGCCACGATTCTATCAAAACAAGTGACATTTTTGTTGGTGTTACAATTTTTGTAACATTGGCAAGAAAAGTACAAAGCAGTAAATCCCAGTGACTGTTTTTTGCGGCAAAAATCATGCCATCAATCGCGGGGAATTTCAACGACTCAGATTCGTGCAGTATTTTTGCCATTACCAGGCAGCAAGCCGCTTTTTTTTGCCTTGGATCTGCGCCCGTCTGGTGCGGCAGTCCTATCCAGTCATCCCAAATCATCACTGCATCGAGATTTGGCCGGTCGAAGGGACACTACCAACCAAATCTGTCGTCAAAACTCTTTTTGGCACCCTTCCCCGAATTGCGTTTGTCGGACTTGATAAATTGATTACTACCTTTCCAAGATCCGGTTGCCCGCCACCGTTACAGGCCCATAACTCTGTTGAGTAAACAGCACACTCTGTAAAGTTTCCGCCAATTTCAATCGAGATTTCAACGGTTGTAACTTCTACAAGCCAATTTTGCAATATGGCCTCGGTTGCCAGTGAGACGCTTAAGTCATTGGCTGGAAATAAAAGCGTTCCCTCAACACCATCACCGTTTCGAGTTGATGATGAACCGTTAAATCCGAATGGTGCGTATTGATAATTGATTTCATAAAGCGTTCTCGTTTCTCCAGGGAAAAATGGCTGATACATTCTTGATTGAATGTAGTCCCCATTTTTGTCAAGAAATTTAATGTAATAAGTTGTTGCAACAGAAGTTGACATTAGCCCATCCCCAGTGATTTTCTGGTTTTAGTGGAACTTCGCATTCCACGGTAAGTCATCATCATACCCTGTTCCCCGGCTTGCTTGACAATGTGTGGAATCTGGTCAACCCTGACGTATTCAACATTGTTGATTACTTCGGATTGAACGTTTGCCGTAATTGTGTGATTTCCGCCCACGGGTGCTCTTTCCGCCTGACTTCCGTAATACGCTGCCGAAACAATTCGATTATTGGGAATAATTGTTCCCCTGGAATCCGGTACAAATATCTCTGGGCCATTCTCCCCGACAATAGACGGACGATTCATTGAAATTGTTCCGCCATTTGCAAATGCTGGAAGAGTGGCAACATTTACAAGCGGCGCCATTCCAAGGGTTTTCGTGAAATCCGCCGCAACACTTGACCCTACTACGGGAAGCTGTAGACCACCACCAGCGCCGCCACCGAGAGCACCAAGAATTGAGGTGATGCCCTTGATAGCAAGTAATTTCATTTGACTTGCAATAATCTCAGCTGCCATATCAAGAAATGTTTGACTAACACGCTTGAATAGTTCGCTAAGTGCTTGCTGTGTCGACTGAGTGCCGCTGATAACAGAGCTAAACGCTTGCCCAAACGAATCTCCGATGGAGGTGGCAATTCTTTCCACCTTTTGCATGTCTTCATATTTTTTCTTTAGCATGTCAACCCGTCTCGCCTGCTCTAAAATTGCATCCGCATCTGCACGGCTAATTTTTACGCCAAGTGCAGTAATTTTATTTTCTGCTTTTTTAACCTCATTGTATTTTTCCAGCGAGTCGGTAAGCTCAGTAATTTTGGATTGATAGTCCGAAAGGTTTTTGTATTGCTCTGACAGCATTGATGGCCCAACCGCCTCGGAAACCCTAAGCAAGTTTTGATTTTTTCTTGCGTCAATCCCTGGAATTAATTCCGAAAGTTTGCCGACGTATTGATCTCGGCTTGCCTTGTTGGCTGGATCCGTGAGCTTAAGCCCCTTCCATGCTTCAATTTCTAGGCTTATCCGTGTTTTAAGTATGTCAAGTTTTTTATTTTCTAGCGACACCTGCTTTTCTGTCTCAATAATTATTTCCGCCTGTGCGCCGCTTACGCCTTCGGTGATAAGTCTCAAGTATTGCTTTTCGTAGTCAGTTTTTTCTCGCGTAGACTTAACAGAACTGTCTATTTCGCTTGTGTATTCCTTTTGCCTGTCGATCAATTCGCCAATTACGTCGTTTTGCTCTTGCAATGAACGAAGCTGCATATTGGTAGCGTCAATCGGCGTAAGGGATTGGTTAAGGGCTCCGTATTTTTTAATTTGACCCTGAACCGATGACTGCGTTGATGCTGTAATTTTGTCAAAAGAAGGCGAAGGAATGGGCTTTTGCGGCTGATACCGAGGCGTCGGATAGTAAGCGGCAGGAGTAAATCCACCTTGCGGCATTTGGCCGTTAAATGGAATGTTTTTCATAACGCTAGGATCTAAATGTAAGTACCTATTTCCGTATCCCGCAAGCGATGGCGCGAAGTATCCACCCTTGCCCCTGGTATCAAGCTGTGCCTGTCCTATCGGAAATGGGAGCTTTGTTCCAACAGGTATTGCAATGTCAACGGGATTATCCACAGCCCTTCTAGAGTGAATACGTTGCTCCTGCAAGAGTTTTTCTTCCAACTTCACCTTGTCTGTCATGTTTTTAACATCGACACCTGTATTGCCAAGCTGAATATAGGCAACGTTCATTTTGCGCAGTGCTTCAATAATTAATACTGCTTCTTTAATTACATTTGCAGCAGACGGCCCCCTGAGGTCTAAATGCGCCTGACCATTTCCTGTATTCCCACTAAACGCCGTATAACCGCCGACGCCAACAGCGCCAGAAGTTCCCCCATATGCAGAAATTCTTTCGTTGTAAAACTTTTGCAGTTCACTAAAACTTTTGCTGGGCTGACCGTGATAACTTTTTCCGGTTGCGAGTGTTGGGAATGATGCCCAAGTGGGAGCCATTTTATTGATTGTATCGGGAGTAAGCGGAGCATTTGAATTGATGCCCAGTCTTTTGACCTGCTCCAGAAATGCGGCGTCCTGATTTTTGGGCGAAAAATCAGTTAATCCAAGCGCCCTTGCAATTGGATCCCAAGTTGTGGAAAGAAACTGATAACGCCCTGCAGCGTCTGACCCATGCCTCCCGCTTTTAATTAATTGCCGTGGATGAGTTGTGTAATTGTTAAATGTTCCACCACCAAACATTGTTTGGTATCCTTTCGGGCTATAGGTGCCCTCAGCAAAAGCCACAGTGTCCATAAGCGCCCTTTGATGTGCGGTCGCTGAGCCCATTGCAGCACCCTGTGCTGTCGCCCCAGCGCCGCCGCCAGACATCGCCGCGCCAATGGTGTTGCCAGCCTCGATTAGGCGATTTGCGGCGGCGGTGGCAGCCTCCATAAGGAGTTGACCGAACCGTTCCCCAGCCTGTTCAATAATTTTTCCTGTCGTGCGTGCATATTCCTCTTGAATTTTTGCCCCGCCCTTGTCATATGCCTCTTTAATTTTTCCAATTGATTCTTGAACTTTTACCCTAAAGTCTTCAAATTTACGCTGACGCTCAATTCGCTTATCAAGTGCCTTGTCTTCTGCCGTAATTTTAAAATTCGTGTATTTATCAAAAATTTCATTTAACTGGCGTTCGACTTCAACTGGTGCAGTTGATTGCCCTCTGGATCGCAACTGGATTTCACGCTCTGTTAAGACCGAATCGCGTTGCTGCCTAGCAATTGCAAGCCTGGTATCACGAATTTCGCGTTCAGTTGAACGCCGCTCATCGTCAATTTCTCGTTCATATTGCTTAACTTCTTTTGCCGTATTTTTACGAAGTTCAACCATGTCTTCGATGGTTTTTTTCTCTAGCTCTTTCCGATCCTGAGCTGATTTTTTATATGCTTCGTCTAGGTCTTTATTGGTTTTAACTTTAAGCTCAAAAATATCATTTTGTAGCTTTTGCTGAGCTTCAAGTTCTTTTTCCGCCGCTTTCATCGCAGCCTTGTCAGGGCTGTTTGCTGGGCCACTAAAGTCAGTCAATCCGCCGCCTTTGAAATCAATTTTTGCCGATTTCATTGCGTTGGCCCAAGCAAGGCGATTTTTTAGCAAATCTGTTCTGTATCGAGACATAAAGCCACCGCGATCTAGCTCAGCCTGGGCGCTTTTTCCGGTTTCAATTGCAACTTTTCTATTGGCTTCAAACGTTTCTTTACCTGAATTGGCATAAACGCCAGCAGGACCAATTTTTAAGCGTTTCTTTAACTGCTCCGATTCTGATTGTTCTTTTCCGGCAAGCATTACATTTGATACCGCAAAATCAATAGCGGCAAAAGCAACAAACGCTTTGAGCATTGGCATTAGCTTGCCAAGTGTTCCGGCCAAAATCCCGGCATTTGCGCTGGTGATGATCATTGCCCTACCAAAACCGCTCATTCCGGCAGTCGCTGGAACAAGTGTAAGCCTTGCGATTGCAAGACTTACACCAACAATTGCTTTTGAAAGAATTGGGATTGCGAAATTTAAACTACCAACTACAGCTGCAAACTTAAGCAGGCTTCCAATTGCGCCAGCATTGTCAACAATAAACTTAATACCAGTTCCAATACCTTTCAGCAGTACAATTAAAGATGGTCCCGACTCCTTAATTATATTAATAAGTTTTTCTTGGATTTGAGCGCCAATTGGGATAAGTTCCGCTCCAAGCAAACGCTTAAACTCTGTTACTTGAACCTGTAACCTTGCGCCTGCGTCCTCTTGGCTGCCGGCAATTTTCATTGCCGTTGCTTCAAATTCGGGGCCAAGTGATTTAACAAAACTCATTAAATCATTTAGGCCAATTTTTCCTTGTGACAGACCTTTCATCATTTCAGGTCCGCTCATGCCTATTGATTTTGCAAACATCGTAAAAGTACCTGGCAAGCGCTCGCCAAGTTGATTTATTTCCTCCATCGACACTTTGCCCTTGCTGAAGATTTGGCTCATTGCCAATAGTGATGGTGCAATTTCTTCGGCACCGCCACCCGTAGCCTTAATAGCCGCAGTTACGTTTCTAAATACCAGTTGAGCATCGTAAACATTTCCACCAGCACCTTTGATAGCGGCTGATAATTTTGTCATCGCTTGAATTGAATCAAGCGAAGGCACGTTGAAATCTCTAGTCACTCCACTGGCTGCGGATAATGCCGCCTGATAGTCGGATTGACTTCCGGCAACATTCTTCAACGCAATTTCTAGTTTTGTAATTTGCGCGGCGTAATCCGTAGCTTCGGCTGTTGCGGTTCGCATCATCTGCAAATACGTTCCAGCCGAACTTCCTATGAATGCACCTGTCGCAAAACTAGCGGCACCGCCAACCGCACCGCCAATTCCAGCACCAATCAAACCGCCAGCCGCACCCTCGGGACCACCGAAAATACCAGCCGCAGCAATTGCGCCAAGACCTTGACCGTAGTAACCAGCCTTTCCGGCAAGTGATGATGTATTGCGACGATCAAGTTCTTTGCTTGCATTATTGATTGTCTTTCGCTGAGCCCTGTCGATTTTTTGATATAGTGGATCGAGCGGGCTTAGTGCATCGCGTAATTTTGTCGCTTCCTCGCGCTGTCTAATCAGCTCATTGGTTGTCAGTTTTGACGCATTACGCAGCGACACCAATCGTGCATCAAGTTGTTGCACCGCCTGGACCTGGGGCATAGCCTCCATGGCAAGCGGTGGCACGGCTGGGCTCATGGCGCCAGCGCCGGCAATTTTTCTGCCCAGTACCGCTTCTTGGCGAATCGACCAATCAGCCAGTTTACCCAGTCCATATTCCCTTGCACCGCCAGACATGGCCAAACCTGTCCCCGGTGCCGTGGTTTGCCCAGCCATTGGTAGGGCGGGTCGAGACGTGAAAACACGGGCCAAGGGTTCAAGCATTTGCGCAAATGCTTGTTTTTGAGCGTTTGCATATGATTGACGATCTGCGACACCTCCGGCCCCGCCGAGCAATGCCGGCCCTTCGGATCTCAGGGCAACCTGTGGCATGGGACGCTGCCGCCCTGCTGGGCCGATCACCGCTTCGCCAAGACGGGTCGGCGCCGCAGGCTGTTGAGCCCTAAATTTATCTCCTTCGTACTTCGCCCTTGCTTCTTTTTTCTTTATCAGTCTTTCCGCCCTTTCCTCCAGTCTTACTTGCCGCTCCATTTCTTCACTTGTGCCAGTTACAGCACGTTTTAACTCTTTTTCGGCTTGCACCAGTTCCTGTTTTAAGCGTAATTCTTTGTCGGTTCTTTCGTTTCTTAGTCTGTAGTATTCCTCTTCAACCGCTCGCCCAGTGGGAGACATTTTGAAGCCCCCCGCCTTTGCTTTTTTGTCCATGTCAATAATGTTGCGTCGCATTGCATCCAGCGACGAATCTCCAATCTCAAGATTGTTGAGTTGTGATTTTAGGTCCGCAACCCTGGCCTGTCTTTCGCTAATTGTGTCGATTGGCCGCCTGCCCTTGCCTGTGGTACTGCCTGCCATCATTCCTGAAGTATCAACACCCCACTGTTCCTGCAATGGTTTTGAAATAAATTGTTTGTTTTCAGCAATTGCAGCTGCGGTTCTACCTGCAGCGCTCATTTCCCTGTTGAATTTATTCTCGGATTCAACAATTTCAGCCAAAGATTGAGCATATTCTTTACTTGTTACTTTCATTCCATTCATTGCTATTCTGCGTTCCCGCATTTGCTCAGCAAATGTATCTGGAACCCTTGAATCCATTGCGTCACGCAACATTGCCTGCCGCCTTGTTTGTTCAGCCGTGGCGGCAGACAACTGCCCCAGCTCGCCACGGAGGCGGGCCAGTGCATCGGTCATCAAATTCTGAATAGAGCTGCCAACCCTGGTTTGGGCTGACAGTGACTCAATTGATGAAATATGGCCGCGTAATGACTGCTCGGACTGCCTAGATGCGGAGGCGTTTCTAATTAACGCTTTTGCTTGTGCTTCAACTTCCGCAGTCGCACCCGCCGCGACTTGCTTGAGATTTTTTATGTCAGCGACAAGTAGGGTATGTGTCTCGCTACAGTGTTGCGCGTTAGCCGCCAGCCCCTCAAGGGCTGAGATCATTCCCTTTATAGATTGATCGGTCTGACCGATCGCAGCACCTGCTTCAAGAATTTGTGTGCGAACAGAATCGACCGCATGATCAGTCAGCGACGCCGCCTTGATCAGGTCACGGAAAGACCCCTTGAGACGATTAAATGCCTCATCGCCAATCAAACGAGCAATAATGTCAATTCGTTTGATTTGCGGTGCCATTTAACCGTCCTTTGTTTTGTTTAATTCCGGTAGTGCCGCCAGCTCCATGACCTGAAGGCTTTCAAAGGCTTCGGCACGATCCCCTACAGAGTATAGGTCAAAAAACTGGAACACTACTTCATACTTTAATCCATGATAAATTACTCCGCCCATTCCGGCGGAAATGTTCCACTGTGTCTGCAATCTTACAAATAAATTAAATACCTCCCAGTTTTCGTCTAAAACTTCAAAATTTTTGTCTGCAATAATTTCTTCGTCAGGGATGACGATACCCAAAACACTTGCATCATTAGCAGCGCTTTTTCCATCGTCACCCCCACCGTTTTTAGCCCACAGGATTGCAGCTTCCTGTAGGTTTATTTTTTTGGTGCGCCCTCAAAAGTAGCGCCGTAAGATTTAATAATTCCAAGAATCCAGTAACGGTCCTCAATAAATGCCTTCAGATTTTCTTCGTTAAACTCGATTGGAGTTCCGTCCTCCTCTTCCATGCCCTCCCAGCCGGCGAGAAGTCGCTTCATGTAGGCAAAATCATCGCCGCTATTTGTCAGTTCGTCATACTCGGAACGGCTAAGCGTGTTAAAAATTGCTGTAAATTGGCAAAGCTCAAAATTGCCATTATCAATAGGATATTCAATTTTTGCGGGCCATTTGAATGTGCCACGCTTACGACGAACAAATGCCATGAAGAAAACGGCTGGAACAATGCCATGGTAGCACTATTCCAGCCGCAATGGTTCAGGAGAAAATCAGAATAGCCTCATCATTACCAGCGGTTGTCGGTACTGCCGTGTACGGGATGGAGAGGTGTGCAATTCCATTTGCGTCCTGATAAGTCGGATCGGCAATGTCAATAGTTGACGAAATCATTGTGACAATGTTCGCCACAGTGTTTCCGTGCATAAACCTGAAATCGCCAAAAGCGCCGTCTGCGATTGCAGCAGTGAAATAATCTTTCTGTGCAATCGTCGGTGCTTCGATGACGACAGTGCCATTTGCGCGACGATCCGTAATTAGGATTTGCTTGGCACAATTGACAAGCTCCCGATAGATCAGGGTGTTGCCAATGTCGAAGCTGAGCGACTGAAGACAGCTGGTAAACGAAAGAAGGGAAAAGGCGTTTGTGTTTCCAGACTTGAAAACAAGCGGCTTCGACTGCAGGGTATAAGTGGCGGTGGGAAGTGCGGTATCGGTCGGGGGATTGTAAATGCCGGTCATCGTAAAATTGATGACAGGAATTTGACCGACTTCGCCGCTGAGGCTAAATGTGCCCCTGCAACCTGTCGCACGATGCAAAACACCGTCCATATTGTAGTAAATTGTAATCGCCTCAAAACCAGTGCTAACAGGCTTGTAGGCAGCGTTTGCGCCAATTGAATAAACACTGGTTGCGCCAGCAGTTACGTCAACGCCACTAACGCTTGCAAATGTTGCAACTTTTGTGGAGCCAACGTAACCAGTAATCATTGCAACGGTGCCAGAGCCAGCGCCGCCAGTGATTGAAAGGACCTGACCTTTGTAAAAATCATTGACTGCACTGGCGCCAGCGGCGAGCGTGATGGTGTTCAACCCGCCAGCGGTTGCCGTGCCGGAAACAGCAGCAGCCGTGATGGTCTCAGACATGCCACAGGCCCGGAGCACGGAGCCGAACCGGGGGGCTGTGCCGGCGGTGCCACTACCGGCCAACTCGACCTGGAAGGTGCATTCGACCCGAGTATTGGCCAGGAGCTGTTCAGAGGCTCCCAGGTAGGGCCTTACCAGATCGCGGCTGACCGTCTCACTCTGCAGCGGGGTGATGTTCAGATCCCGAACCAACAGAGCGTCGCTTCCCGCTGGGCTTGAATCCGTCCCGTAGGTTGTCTCCAATTTCACCTGGATCAGGCGTTTGCGCATTAACAGCGGCATTTGATTCCCCTAGAATTGGTTGGAATAATTCTGTCCGCTGAATCAGCGTGACCTCTCCCGTTTCTGGATTAAGCGAATAAGATCCGCCTTGGCCATCGTACGGGTTTGCAGTAGTCATTCTAGAGGACTCCAGTTGAAAGATCAGTGATGTTGGTACGGTACATCACCATAAAATAAATGTCAACAACTGCAATTGGCTGATCACCTTCGGAAAAACGCCATTTATGTTTTATCGGCTGTATATCAATAAGTAAATTCTTGAGAGCGCCGGATAAATATGAGTTCAAAATTCGACTGTGAACGTCCGCAAGAATTGGATCAGCAACTTCGTCTGGAACCTGTCCGCGAACACCAATTGAAATCCTGATTCTTCCCTGCCAATCCAGCTTGGCCGTAGTGCGTTCGTTGTCTTGATCGGACTCGTCTGGCTCAATATAAATAAATGGTGTTTCAGCACGGGAAGCCGCTTCAAATCTTGAGCGGTAAATGTTGATTCCGACTTTTACGGTTCCAATTAAGTCGGATTTAATTGTCGCTAAAATTTGATTGAAAATTGTTGTCATACTACTGGGCCAGGGATCAGCTGGTCCCCGTTGACATACCAAACTCGGGCGCGGGCATTCACAGCCGAGCGGTCATACAATTTCACGCCCTGGGGGCCCAGGTAACCCGGCGGCTCGCCCTGGTTACTCAGAGCCGACCATTCCAGGCTAGGGATCAAAGCGAGAATATGGGTTCGCTCGAAAATCGTGCCGGTCTGCGGTAGGCCAGCGGTGAGCATTGCGGCAACCGCACCTGTAGCCGCAATGTTGACGTGGTGGCCGCCGATTACGGTTGTTTCGTCGCGCCAAATGGCGCCGATCTCATCAATGTGGACGCCAGGAGCGGGGATCAGCACGTCAGCCTCAAGCGTGGCCAGCGGGGTTCCATCGGGGAATACCTGAGACGTAATGCCCTGCCGGAAGCAGCCTTGATCGGGGCACCAGCAGAGCACCTCGATGACGAACGGCATCACATCAGCCCTCGGATGGTTGCTATCTGATCGGCTGAATAGGTGCCAGGTAGCACCATTATTCGATCAATGGTGTAGCCGGGGTTGAGAGTGAGGGTGCCGGCTGATAGGGTTGCGCAACCGGCTGGTTTTTCAACCAGCGTGACGTTCGTTGTCGGGAGGCCGGTCAGGCTGGCGGCATCAGCGAAGCGGGTGGCGGCTGCAGTTGTTGTCGGAATGTGTGAACTTGGGACGGTCCCCGTCTCCAGCTGTGCTCTATCCGCTGCTGCGCTACCAGTTGCAGGCAGTGAGTATGGAGTTCTGTTTTCACTGCCAATTGCAAAATCA